CTAGTGGTGTAAGAAAGCAGACACTACAGCCCGATCAATTCAAGAAGATCGGATTAGTAGATACGGGCAATGAAACAATTTGTAAAATTCTACCATATACTGCTATCTCTAGTGAGTTGCAGCCGAGCGGTGAATTGCCATTGCACTTCGGCTTGCTCAAAGCATTGGGCCAGCATAATGATGATATTCGTGTTGTAGTGCATGTGCATCCTACATACTGTGTTGCTGCAATGCACGCCGGTATTAACTTGAATGAGTTAGTGACACATTTCCCTGAACTAGGCAGGTACACTAGAGTTGCTCCTAATGTAGGCGATGTTCCGCCTATCAGTGAAGAACTTGCTACACAGTGTCATAAGAACTTAGGTCTTGACAGTGAAGGCAACATTGCTTACGACATTGTAGGAATTAAAGGGCACGGAGTAGTTGCAATTGATACTACACCTTGGCGAGCATATGAACACATTGAGCGCCTAGAACATATTTGTAAAATCGTATTAGCATCGGGGAATTATTAATGAGCAAAAGTCAATATAATCTAACTATAAAAACAGACTATCTTAACCGTAAGATGTTTCTTGACCCTGCAGGCCCTGTAACTATTCAACGTTTCGAAGAGGTCAAATATAACAAGATTGCTGATTTTGAAAAGACTGCTCGTGGTTTCTTTTGGGTGCCAGAAGAAATTAGCTTGACCAAAGATGCACAAGATCACAAAGAGTCAAGTGATGCAGTAAAGCACATCTTTACTAGTAATCTATTGCGTCAAACTGCACTTGACAGTTTGCAAGGTCGAGGTCCATCACAAATCTTTACTCCGGTTGTCTCATTACCTGAACTAGAAGCATTGGTATATAACTGGACATTCTTTGAGACAAACATTCATAGTCGTTCATATAGTCATATTATTCGTAACATTTACAATGTGCCTAAGGAAGTGTTCAACACCATTCATGACACAAATGAGATTGTTGATATGGCTTCAAGTGTGGGCGATTATTACGATAAGCTTCATGTATTAAATTGCAAGAAAGAAGCAGGAGTTGTCGTTACAGAAGAAGAACACATCAAGGCAATTTATCTAGCACTTCATGCAAGTTACGCACTTGAAGCCTTTAGATTTATGGTAAGTTTTGCTACAAGTCTTGCAATGGTTGAAAACAAGATTTATATTGGTAATGGTAACATCATCAGTTTAATTCTACAGGATGAACTATTGCATAAAGGTTGGACTGCATTCTTGATCAATCAAGTTGTCAAGGAAGATCCTCGTTTTGCTAAAGCCGCAGCAGATTGTCAAGAAGAAGTGTTGCAGATTTATAGAGATGTTATTCGAGAAGAAAAAGAATGGGCTGACTATCTTTTTCAGAAGGGACCGGTCATCGGTTTGAACGCAGCTATCCTTAAGGACTTCGTTGATTATACCGCAGTAGGTGCATTGAAGGACATCGGTATCAAGTATTGGAACCCTGCTCCTAAGAGTACTCCTATTCCTTGGTTTAATAAACATAGTGATACTAGCAAGAAGCAGACTGCATTACAAGAAAATGAATCAACTAATTATGTAATCGGTGTTATGAGTGACATTCTTGATTACGATGAACTACCAAGCTTATAAAGGGAGACAATAAATGAGAGCAACTGTTTGGAGTAAAGACAACTGCCCATATTGCGTACAAGCAAAGGCACTACTCAATAAAAAAGGTATTGAGTTTGAAGAACGAAAGATTGGTGATGGTTGGACTAAAGAACAATTATTAGAAGCAGTTCCAAACGCAAGAACAGTACCTCAGATTTTCCTCGACGGAGAACTCGTCGGTGGATTTACAGAACTTCGTGCTAAGTTTTTAGCAGAAGCAGCATAAGAAAGAACAAAGATGACTATTAAAATTGGAGAAACTTACACATTCAAGCTTACGAGCGGTGAAGAAGTTTTAGGAAAAGTTCTTGAAATTCAAGATAACTATGTATCGTTAAAAGACCCAGTATCAGTTGCCCCCGGACCTCAGGGATTAGGATTGATGCAGAGCATGTTCACCGCAGATCCCAGAGATCCTGCAACACTAAATATTAATAACGTAACTATCTATGCATTAACCGATGACAGTGTTAAGGCAAAGTATATCGAAGCTACTACTGGTTTAGTAGTTCCTGATAAGAAAATTATTATGGGATAAAATATGGCAATCAATCCAAAGAAGAAAATTAAAGATACTATTGCTAAAGGTGGCAAGTTCATTCCTAAAGCAAAAACTGTGCTTGCAGGAGGTATGCCCGTACCCTTGAGTTTGGGTGGTATAGGAGCAAAGATTCAAAAGGCAGCAATTACCGCAGCTAAGTCAGCTATACCGTCAATAAAACCACCCACGGTATATATTGAAGGTGTTCCTGTTCCCAAACTACCTTCTATTTTGCAAGGTAAGTTACCTAACTTACCTGGTAAGCTTCCAAAGATTGAGATTTAAATTATTATATGGCAAACACAGGAAAAAATAGTCCTTTAGGGGTAAATGTAACCGGCGATTATGTAAATAATACAGGACTTAATATTAATCCAGTAGCAGCTTCCTATATGGGAGCGAGTAAGCGTAATGCAGTCTATAGTTTTGGTTCCTGTGTGAGCGGCACTTGTTTAAGATTATTAACTTGGGCAATCAACGATGCATATAATAGAGGTGTTGTTTTACAATCGCCTGCAGGAACAAGCGTGTATGATAATCTAATTAGTATAGGTGCTAACGCTATCCCGGCATTAGGTAATGCTAAACCACCTACTTATGTGCCAGTTGATCCGACGGGTATTTGGGCACGAACATCAACTTCTGCTACTGCATTATCATTTGCTGAACAATATGGTAGGCAAACCATTGCATCTGCTAATTGGGGTAATATTCTTCCAGGTCCAGCAACGTCAGGATTCGGTAACTATGATGGAAGCTATGGGGATGATCTACAAGGAGTAGGGTACGTAGATCAAAAACAGAATGCTACATGGTATCCTTACAACATGTCTAATCCTAACCACTCAGTAACTCAATGGGGATGGATTAGGTGCCATGCATTGCAAGCTTGGAATGAATTTAATCACAATGGAATAGTTGTTGATCCAACAGACGCTCCTTCTTACTTACAAGGTTATCAAGTTCCAGACTATTCAGACTTTTTATCTTCTGTAATTGCTGGTCAAGCCTATGTAGCGCAAGCTAACGAATCAATTTTCGCAGTCAATAATGCAAATACGTTTCTAGAGGGAACGTATAGCAATATGAATGATCTTATTAGCGGAGAAATAACCAACGTAAGTCTTTCTACAATTAATTTTGGCACTGATTTAGAAAACTTAGGTATGGCTCTTGATCTAAGTAAAATTGATAGCTTCGGTCTGCCATCAAACTTACTCTATGTTTTAGGTAATCAAGGTGCTATTACCCAAGATTTAAGTTTAGTACTTCTTGCATCAGGATTAACGAGTACTGAAATTAGTGAAATCGCAGAAGGCGTAATTCAACGACCAACTGAAGAGCAAGAGCGTAAAATTTACGGCGCGTTCTTAATGATGTCTGGAGAAAATTTAAGAGAAATTCTAGCTCCTATTCAGTGTAGAACGCGGGGACTAGAAACTCTAGCTGATTTGTTAGATGTTCGGAAGTTATTCCCTAATAGTTATTCTACATTAACAGTCCCTATGTATAACGCTGCTCCCGGACCAACAAATAGTAAAACCTATTATTTGATTTATACTGGTGGCGGAGTCAATCCTGCATTAAGCACACCTCAAATGCGTGAGTATGTGGGTACTTTAGTACCTTTAGGAATTCCTCCTATCTATGAAACAAGCACTGTTCCTAAAAATTACAGAGACGTTCCTGAAGGGTTTGATAGTTATCTTGCTAGCATTATTCCTGCGAACCAAGCTGTAGCTGCCGGTGCATTTAGTTTTACTATGCGACAAATAAGTGGGGTAGAAACGTTTGAGATTCAGCAATTTGCAAAAGTTGTAAAGGGTATCGAAAACGTTAGCGACTTGCCATTGATAGCAGGAACAAATAAGCCTACTAACCAAAACATGATTGATCAAAGTACGGCTAAAGATAGCTTAGGGACAGGTCCATATGGCAGTTATACTCTAAGTGATTTATTTGGTTGCATGAGCGGACTTCCCTATCCTTGGAAATTAATACAAGAAAGAATTAAACAAGCTGAAACTAGAAAACTTAATAATATCTACCGCGAACTCTTTCTAGCGGTGACATGGGAAGGTGCAACAGTGTCGGTACAATATACCACTTACACTGGTCCTGGACCAGCATTTGCTACTTTCTACAAGATTACCGG